GTTGATGTTTTCGAACATGTGTTCTGTGTCCGTGTATGGGAAACACATACAGGGTTGATGTTTTCGAACATGTGTTCTGTGTTCGTGTATGGGAAACACATACAGGGTTGATGTTTTTGAATTTGTTCATTATTGTATACTAGATTTCAGTGAATGTGAACTCAGTACCATTAAACGTTCCAGCATAATTTTTATTATTTTTGTTAGCGTAGATTACATCACCTGAGAAACCTGTAATCGTAATTGTTCTAATTTGTGTTGTGCTTATTTTTACTTCACAATTATTTACTTTTATGTTACTATTTTCTATTGCATTATTTAATTTGCAATTTGTAAATATACCATTAACACTTTTTACAAAAGATAGAATTGAATTATATCCAATTACTTTATCACTAATCGTATTTAATGTTATGTCACAGTTTTCAATAATAACAGTTGAACAATTTGTTAAATTTGTAGTTTTATTTGTGTTTAATATTTTGCATACATTTATTTTAGCCTTTCCGTTATTAAAATTACATTCACATCCATCAAATACAGCATTATCTATTGATGTAATTGAGTTGTAAATAACAACCGCGTTTTTAATGTATAGATTGTTTATAAATTTACTAACATTTCTAAATGTGACAGTTCTATCATTGCAATTATCAATATAAATATTACATAAGTATTTATATTGCATATCGGCGCAATCAATATATATTCGACCTGATAAGTCACAATTTTCAACACGAGTATCGTTACAAATGTGTATTCCGGTTGATAAACAATTTTCTATGTGATTGTATATACAATTTTCGTGAAAATCAATACCCTCATTATCACCCTCTGATATAAGCGATGAATTTTTAATTATATTATACATACAACATTCCTGTCCACCACCACTAAACGAGTGCCATTTAGACAATAAATCACATTCGTTCACAATAGTTAGTGTACATGAATTAGCAGAAATAGCATACTGGTAATCAACATTTCTTCCTGTATGCACTGTACCTGTTATTCTTTCTAAAATGCTATTATAACATCTAGTTAATTGGAAACATGATATACAATTAGTGTTAATTTTTATGTCATGAAAATATAAGTCACGGCAATAATTAGCTTTTACAAAATAATCACCATTTATTATTGTTAAGTTAGATATATTTTTTATTTCGCAAGTTACGGGCGTAATAGAATAGGCTTCAGTGCCATAACCATCTATATCAAAAGGTAAAGACGGTATAAAATTATCGTTTTCTATTAAAAATAATCCACCTAAGTAGTAATAATCACGTGATGAATTAAATAATGTTTGTTTATTTATTATGTTTACTAACTCACCATTATGTCCTGTTAGTTTACCGTTGCGTACTAAAGAACCGATAGAAAACGGTGTGGTGCTACCGTTAATAGAAATACCGTAATTTTTATTTATTGTGACAATGCTATTGTTAAAATCTAATGTTATGTTTTTTGTAATATCAATATTACCAAAAATGTAATTACCTTGAGGGAAAATTAACGATGTGTTGCTAGGAACTGAATTTATTAAAGCTTGCAACTGTTCAGAACAGTCAACATTTTCTTTAACGCCGTATAATTTAACATTTATTGTATATACAAAATATTTATCTAAAAGACCTTTGTTAAACATATCGTTTAATTTATTATTAATCTCGTCCTGCACATCTAAATTTTTAAAATAATCCTGCACATAACTTTTCAGATCGTTAAAAGCATCCTGTAAATTATCAAAATTTTTCTGCATAGCTTTCCATTGTTCGACAAGCTTGTTAAATTCATTTAGAAACCAGTCTTGATTCAACTCATGAAAGTTTGTATAAGGCCCTAAATTTTCCATACTCATATAAATATATACCTCCTAATAAATCATTAAACAAAAATTTTCTACGAAACTTTCTGCAATCAGATCATATAAATTAAACACCACTAAATCTCTTTCGCTTTGTATCATCTGTTGAGAAGTTGTTACACCAATGTTTCCATGTGCTCTTCCGGTTCTTGTGTGTTTTCCGGTTCTTCCATCGTTTACATTTTCTTTTTCTGTGTTAGTAATACTGCCATTTTCTGTTGTGTCTCCATCCGTGATCTGTTTTGCATGATCCGCAAGACCTGCGTTGAAAGCGGTATTCTGATCTGTAACGTTAACGCTGTTCATGATCTCGTTTGTGCTAGTGCTTTTTACAGTGTTATCTCTTGCACTAGAAGTAGTTTCATCGTCAGTATCTGTCCAATCTTCCATACGATCGTAGTTTTCGATCGGGTTGTATTCTAACACTGTCGTATCATATAACTTTTTCCAGTTAATTTGATACTTGTTACTCCATATTGTGATACGATTTTTCATGAAATTAAAATCAGGATATAAGACTTCTAATTCCCTAGTCCGCATTAAAATTGCATCAATAGCAATCTGTTTCTCAAGCCCTTTCGGAACATTGAACCCGTCAAACAACGTTTTGTCATAATTGTATAATCCCTCAACACTCAGTAAGCTCAATCATTATCACCTCCCAATGTTTCACGTGAAACATTTTTCTTATTTGGATCGTGTCTCCAATTCACACTCACATCCACACCAAACATTTTCTTAACATCAGTGCAACTTTTCTTCCAACCATCCAACCACATTTCCATCCTTGTTGATGTTTCCACATCATTACTTTCAGCTTCAGAGGATATCATTCTTTCTTTCTTGTCTGATCTGGCAGACGGGATACCAATTTCAGTACAAAAAAGTTCTTCCAATCTTCTCAGGGTGTCCAGAACATCACCGGCAATATAGTTTTGTCTAAGATTATTAACGAAATAATCCCATGGTTCTTCCGTCAGATCCCCTCTTTTTATTCTTAATTTTTCGTCATAGAAAACAGCTAATTCACCGCTCATAACCTGATCCATGACTTTTTTCAGACTTTCTGCACCTGCTTTATTCCTTGCTCTGAAAACATATGCAAGTTTGCTGTTCATAACGTTCATATCTAAGGATTCCATCGTGATAGCCATTTCATTTGCATATCTTCCCACCAAATCCATAATTCCACCATAGTCAGATGTACATTTAAATAGCACACACTGTTCGCCAATTACAGGCTCAATAACACCTTTTAAGAGCGGATTACTAATAACCGCCTGAGCTGGTCTGTAAAAAACATTATACCCTTTGAGTGTACATCCCTGTGGAATAACACCAAATTTGTCGGTATTAATAACTGCCACAGTACCCCAACAATACAAACAATAAAGAAAATAATCTTTATCCCAGTTATCAGGCACATTCCATTTCATTACAGATATAGCTTTCTGTAATAAATACCGTTGAAAATACCAAAACAACTGTGTATTTTTACAGTGATTAGTACTCGGGTTAATACTGCTATTATACTGATTGATATAATTATACATCACAGGTGCTCCAACACCTGTATTGCATCCAAACATATATACACCTCCTATAAGTTATTAAAATAATCAAACCATGCTCTGGCATATACCGCACGTTCCTGATGCAAACTAGCAGGTCTTTCATAGTTTGCCTGAAATGCAAGTGCTAAATAACCTGCATCTTGTGTGCTAGTACTCCACTGTCTCCAACTTAATGGGTATGCACTCGTGCTATACCATTGTGGCTCGATACCCCAGTTTTTAATTCCGGAGCTTTGCTGAAATTCCGCAAAAATAACGCTCAACTGTTTTTGACCATCGTACCAATCATCATGATTTCCAAACAGCACATCAAGAACATTATATAAATCTGTTGGTGGTGTCCACTGTACAAGCCCATGTCCAGTACCTCCAATTTCGATCAACGCAGGATTGAAAGTACTTTCCTGTTGTATGTTTCCGCACAGCCCTGCTATGGCGTTTACACTCCACCCCTGTGATTTAAAATAATTATAAATCACGGTTGCGTTATTTATAGCTTTTTCATTGTTTCCACATAAGGGGGCTTCGGGATTTCCGAAATATTCACTGTTTCCTCCGATTTGCCAGTCACCACCAGAGAAAGCCCATCTATAACAGTGTGTATAATGTATACCGCTCTGTATATCATATGTATTAATACTAACCTGATCTGGTAAAGGTTTTTTGGAAGTGTGTGCTCCCATAGTATGACCCCCATTTTCTATATCATGTACAATTTCAGTGTGCTGATGTTCACTAGTATTAATAACAAGGATGTCACCAACATGAAAATCAAAAGATGCAAAGTCTGATATTATAATTTCTTCAAACCCGATACTTTTTAAAATTCCGCTCATGGTATAAGTTGTAAAAGGCCATGCACTCAAATTGATCTCATAGCCTGCATGTCCTAAACCATACCATACAAAAGAGGAACAATCATAGTAGGTTATGCCATTAACTGTACGCTCGTTTCTATATTCCTGTGAATAGCCAACAGCAGGGTCATTACATTTTTCTATCCACCAATTCATAGCTTGCAACATCAACCCACCGATCCCACCTGCACCACCAGACCCCCACGGGTTCTGACCTGCGTTAGCACTAGTCATAAGTGAAACAAATAACGAAATATTACTGGCAGGAAAACTACGCATAATATACACCCCCCTCGAGAAACTGTTTGATCTGTTCTTTTTCGTTTCGGGTTGCTCCTGCTACATTAATAGAACCATTTTCAACTACATAGTATCCAGCACCTAACGCCTGCATTGTTCCATTGTTCATATACGGTCTGCCATTATCATCTCTATCTTCATTCGTAATCTTATAAAAAGTTTCAACCACATACGGTATACGTGCCACTGATAATAACGTGCCATTGACACCTCTTGTATGCACATCAGGTATAGCACTTTCAACAGCATTTGCAACACCAGAAGCACTACCTAAAAAGTTACCCGTAAATAGTGATCCAATACTACTCAATAGACTACTTCCGGCATCAATTACATTCGCCCGTAAATCACTTACCTGCACGTTAACACCGATCTGTGTATATCCCGTATACAGGGTAACACCTCCTGCGCTAACTGACATTAATCCGACACCACTCATGCAGTCAATAGTTTCACTCACTGTCACGCTCTCAGAACTGGCAACTTTTCCACCGTCAATTTCGAAAGTTCCCCACGGATCAATCGTTAACTGAATCCTGCGAAATGGAGAAGCATTTAGAAATGTTCCGCGCGAAACTTGTGGGTGCTGTGAAATTGGCATTGTAAAAGACCTATTGTAAAATGGTTTATTTCCGAGCTTTAAAGCGGTTACATCACATGACCAAAACCCGAATTTTACCGAATTAACTTCTTTACTTCCAGCTCCGACATTTTCGCAAGGAAACCACATAACAGATGTTAAATACTGAAATGGGTTGAACAAACACTTAAGTAAACTGTCTGTAATCTGTTGTCCAGAAATATTTGCCCAGTCAATATTTGAAAATATTTTTGAACAAAAATTTGCGAAATTAGTAGGTGTAAAAGCGTAGAAATTAGTAAGCCCATCCTCACCTACAATTCCACAAACAAAATATCCCTGATTCAGTCCATATTCTGCCACCGGAAATAGTCCCTCGTTAACGACTGTTTTTTTCTTAGTAGGAGTTGCCAACGTAGGATATAAAGTATCCATAACATCCCCATTGTAACTCGTTGAGCTTCTTATAAAAAACAGGTTACTAGCTTGTATCGTATCACGATACGTAGCTAACACATCCACAACACAATGAGCAATCCACGTGTTATTCCTGTATTCCCAATCTTCCACCCAGTACGACCTTTTAAACTCTTTGATTTCACAATAGTTCCAACTCGGAGCTGATCCGGCATTTCTCAGGATAATCTGCGGATTCTCAATAGAACAAGGCTCATTCATATTACAGGAAACGGCGGTAACATCACCACCGACAACTCCTGTAGAATTAACTCTTTTACTTGCTGTCTTAAAATTGACTGTTACCGCCATTTATTTCCTCCTATTCCAAAACAAAAACAAGGCCGTTTTCTGTAAGATCATTCCAGTATCTATCAGTGAAATGATGGTAAACATTCCAATATCCACCTGCGCTGTTAAACGGTGTTGTACTGCTCCAATGATTAATAGTCGTAAGACCCATAGCTTCTTCGTCAAACAGCACCGCAAAAATATTGCTCATTGCCTGAGCTTCACCTTTTTCAACACTTCCGTCTGGTTTCATGACTGACGGTGTGACGTTAATTCCCATCGGGCTTTCCAATGACTGCCAGAAATTGACTTTTTCGTTTGTTGCGATTTTGAGGTACTGATCATGGAACGTATTACTCAGTACCGTGGTGTCAGCCGTATGCAGATCGGGACTGAACATCATAATATTCTGCATCCGTAACGGTGTATGTCTTGCGATTTCTTTCCCCGTAATATTTGCGTGAAACCTTGTTGATCTCTCTGTGAAAAAGTCCATGTATGTCATGATCTTTGCACACGCCCATCGGTAGAAACTCGGGAAGTTATCCGCTTTACGCACATCATCCGCGGTTAACTGAGAACCGTTCTCATCATTGTACATAGTCAGAAGCTTAACAACATGCTCCCCTGTAAACCCTTCCGTTCCTTCGGTAACACCTGTCTGCCAGATGTTTTTAGCTCCAATGTAATTCGCAACACAGGCGCGTGCCATGGTTTCATGAGCCTGTTCAATCATATCCATTGTGTTCTGAGTATACATGGTCACAAACTGAGCAAACTCGTCTGGATTCCTAAACGCCTGGTCAAGCTGATCTCGGAAATAAGTCCTGTGTCTCTGGAATACCTGTCCGCCGTAGAAATTTGTCTGTAAAACTTTTCCTTTTTTGATCTTGTACATGTCAACCGCTGTATCATCCGCAAGTGGCTGTCTCTGGTCATCTTCCCAGTCATCGTCCAACATACCCAGTTTTCTTACATGGTTTCCCCACTGCTGATTTGTTTTTCTCAAGCCTTTAAATTTGGCATTATATGGGCGAATAGAAAAGATAGTTCTATCCAATACCTGAGAAATGCTGTTCATGATCCTGTCATTTCCTGCAAGTAACGTGGTCTGAGCCTGAGCCACGAACGAGCTAGTGTCTGTGGCTTTCATGGTTTCCACGCCTGTAGCATGCTTAACGATATCATTTAATATTGTACTGATCTGGTCAAACGTTAATGTATTCGCCATTATTTTTCACCCCCTGTAAGACCCTCATAGTTTGGAGGGTTGATGATACTTGCAATAGCTTCTTCCGTAGTTACCTGCTTCGGAACAGCATTCTGCATCAGGTTGACGTTATTACTCTGCACTGCGCTTGTGAGATTTTTAAGCGCGCTGAGAACATCATTCTGATCTCCGATCTGTCTTGCCATCTGAGCCTGTGTCTGCGGATATGCCTGTGCCTGTGCCTGTGGATATGTATGTGCCTGTGGATATGTCTGTGCCTGTGTATATCCCTGTGCACCCATCTCCTGTGGATAGATCTGTGGATAGATCTGTGGCTGTGGCTGTGGCTGTGGCTGTCGCTGTGGCTGTGGCTGTGGCTGTGGCTCTGGCTG